TTTGATAGCACCGTAGATGACGTTGTAGTAAGCGCCGTTACCGTTTGCTGTACAACCGGAGTTGCCCCGAAGAAACCCACTTTGCTTGTTGCAGAACTTCCTATATATACCCCGTCAGGAGCATCATATCCAAGATTCTGCATCGTTGTTATTGTCTCCAACATAATTTATTCCTTTCGTTCAAGTTAATTTTGTCATTCAGTTATTAGGTCAAAGGTCCCCATACCCTGCAAGCCGCATCCGGATAAAGCTCTTTCCAGCCATACAGCAAATCAATTCTGCACGGGATCTGGTCGGACTCAATTGAATACTGCCGGACAATCCGAAGCGAAATTCCTTCGTAATTCTCCCTTGCAGCGAAATGAACACCCTGCGGCATCTCCAGATCACAGGTAACAAGGGAGAAGGCATCCTGCCAGTACACAAGGTTTTGAGGATACGAGTATGAACCAACACCGACGAAGGTAATTGTCTTACCGCTTGTAGGATACGAATCAACGTTTTTATTTGCACCTGAAGCATACGGAGCAGGCCAAATAGGAAGTGCAGCAGCAGTCGTCCCGGTTGCGGCATAATCAGCGGTCACAACGAACTGACGAAGCGATCCGGTTGATTTTCCACTCTGAGGATTAACTGCGTAGCAGTCCGCCACGGTAAAAACGTCACCTTTTGTGAAAGTGCAACCAGAATTAGTGTTGAGATCAAACGTTGTTGCCCCTGCGGTTGCTGTAGTTCCCATAGTGGAACCACCAGTTGTTCTGGTACCGCATGTATGCGAATTCACGTTCTGATCCATCTTGAACGTCAGGCCAAGCGCATCACCCATAGCACCCTTTTCGAACTGTCTGCTGATAGTTCCAGCAGGATTCAACAGGGTAGTAAGGCCATTTACTGTAGCAGCCTGAGCAATTGGATTAATAACAGCATAACGACGTCCCGACTGAGGAGTAGCAAGTTCGTTGAGCTTGGCATTTGCGTACAAATAAGGTTTTGCGTTTGCCGGGGGTGCCACACTTGCAGTATCACCAACGGAATTAGCAACTGTCTGATACGCAAGGGTAAGGCCGTCGTAATCAACCTTGTTCGCCAAGGTTTCAACTGCCCGGTTCACATACCTTTCCATGAAGTCATCAATTGTCAACGTTAAATCAGCCGTAGGGAACGTGAAACCAACATGCTTTCTCGTTGATACGGTAAAAGTTGTTGAACTTTCGGTAATGTCCTGCACCTGAAGTGCTGTACCATCAGAAACGGTAAACCTGTTCGGCTTCCGTATCGTGAGGGTAGGACCGATTTTACCGGAAAGAGAAGCGCCAGTATTCGCGAACTGCGAATCATACTGACGGTTTGCACCCTTGGCAAACACAAGATTATTCACGAAAGCCAGTAAAGCCTTTCGTGTTATGATAGTAGGACTCAATACTGTAGTAGACATGCTTTAACCTCTTTTCTTTTTCTGTTGTTCCGCGTCCCACGCAGCAAATTCTTTCATGGTCATTTTTTCGGGATCGCGTTCTACTGAAGCCCTTCCACCTCCCGGTTTCCTTGGTTCTGGAACATAGGGAACCTTTGGCGGCGGATTTTGTTTCGATAATAATTTACTTTCAATCGCTCCAATCATTTTGGCCGCTCTTATAGGATTAGTTTTGCAAACCTCTCCTATTTTTTCGTACTCTTCAGCGTTTGACGCAAGATAATACCTGAGTTCCGCATTAATATCGGAATCAACAACAGCATCAACCGCAGCACCTTGAAGCGCAACCTGTGGAGCATCCTCAATCACATCGTAGAAGTCGTGATGGCTCTTGATAAACTCCCTGTCTGCGCTTCCGCTTTTTGCCTGTACTGTAACAGATTCTGCCTCTCTCTTTGCTATTTTCGGTATCTCTACCGCGAGAGCTTCATTATAATCTGTCAGCGCGTCAAGGTACTCTTCGACCGTTTCGAATTGATCACGTTTTGGCCTTCCTCCTTCTTGAGGTGCAGGGAGAGTTGCTCTGGTACGAACTTCTTGTTCATAAAAATCCGCCTTTGCCTTGTACTCTGCACGCTCTTTAAGTAACTTTTCCCAACGTCTCTGATCATGACGTTTCTTCTCCTGTTCTTTTCTCTTGTTCTCTGTATCGGTAGATGGTTCACCACCTTCGCCTTCACCAAGGTTGTCATCGTTATTGTCCGATGCCGGTGTCTCGACTGCAGAATCACCCTGAGAAGTTCCAGGATCAGTTACTTCGGGTTCAGTTTGTTGCTGTTCAATTGTCATTGCGTACCCCTTGTCTCTTCCGCTGCATTCCGTGCAGGTGCGGTGCCTGTTTTTTGTAACATGGTCTCTATCTGCTCAAGCCGCGCAGATAGGGTATTTATTAGCTCGGCAGTTGCCGTGTTATTTTCGTAAGCCCTTTTACTCGCATCCATTCCAACGGCATGCGAATTCGTCAACAACGTTTTTTCTATTTGCGTTTCGTTGTTCATTTGTGTTTTAAGTATATCAGCCTCGATCTGTGCCGTTTTATTCTTTGCCTCGAATTCAAGCCGCTCAATCTCACTACCCATTTTCTCAACAAGCTGGTTAAGTGTCTGAATCATGCTCTTATACTGTTCTTCCATCACCTGAACCTGTTGCGCCGGTATATCCTTCTTGTTCTGCTCTACAAGCCCTGGTGGAAGCATTTTCCTGAACCGATCGATAATATCCTGCGGAGCACCGGCAAGTTTCGCCTGCAAATCAGCAGTATTCGCCGCAAGCTGTGGATTGCCCTGACACAACGACACCAGAAGCTCACTCGTCTCCTGCCTTTGTGTCTGATATGACGGTCCGGTATCAGTTACAACATCATACTTGCCAGCCGTTATATCGTACAGCTCACCATTCGGATTGATGTTTTCACCATTATTATATTGAGCGTTCACCATGGCAACAGCTTCGGTAAAATCATTGCCCAGCGTTCTTACTATCCTCGCCGTTACATATATCTTTGGCACCATATCAACGATTATTCTTGTGCAATGGCGCATCGATCTCGACAAATTATCAACAAAGTGATAGTTTGCAGTGTCACCCTCTTTTTGCCGTGCGATAATCGCCTTGCCGGAGGTCTCATTACTCCTCGCGCCCAATGATGCATCATAAATGCCGGTCGCCGCCTTTATGTCATCTACAGTCTCTTTTATCGTCTCGACAATACCCACTGAAACATCAGGAGCCTGCACTCTCTGAGGAGCACCAACCAAAACCCCGGATATACTTTGCGGTTTATACGGTAGTACTCCAATATTCCGCTTATTCGCAACAGCCCAAATATCATTGTAATCCTCAATCTGTCCCTCTGCAGCTATCCATGGCGAAAGTGGTGCAAGCGCAATCCTTTCAGCCTGGCAGCTCTTCAGATAGTTCATCATCTTCTGCGAATCCTTAGCAAACCGTATCGCAGAAAAATACTTCTTCTTGCCCCCAATATTCATCTCAACACCCGTTACCGGAATAACAGGTATCCATTTACATGGTATTTCCTTCTTGTCCAGAATAGCGCCCGAACACAGTTTATACCACATTACTTTTGTCTCTATGCTCTCCCGTGATTTTACTACAGTTACGCCTTCCGGAAGATTACCTTTGTTATCTGTAACATCACCGTTCGACAGCAGATAGATTGTCTTTGTCTTTTCTTCTTTGACGAAATACTCTGCAACCCTTACGGTATCTTCGGTCGTCCAGGTGTTACCGGTGTCCCCTATCCCTGTTGCTTCCCACGATGAAACATCAACGTCCGGGTACTCTGCTTTAAAATCTTCGGTCGGCACATCATCAGTAATAAAACAATACGGAGCGTCGGAATAATCGGAAGCCTTGCACAAATGCACCGGAAAATACACGGTAAGAGGATTTTCTATCCTGTCAATAACTATTTTCTGATCAAAACTGTTTTCATCTTCCCAATCGTTCCTGATCTGGAAATATCCCATAGAGCATCTTACCGCATATTCTAACGCAGTATCAAAGGCACTTTGAGAATCAGATTGGTTTTGAATGTACCTTACCATACCATCAATAATTTTTGCGGTCGGTTCATCTTCACCACCTGCAGGCCGGACCTTCATCTGCTGCCGGTTTTGCCTGCCGTCATTAACGATCTGGTTTATCACAGGGTTTAATCTATCAACAACAAGGCAAGGCCTCTCCATACCGGGAAGCGTTCGCTCTCTTTTTATCCCCTCATCCCATTGATCACCGGATAAAAACTTTAGGTCATCAAGCATGGCGCTTCGGATTTCAGCACTAGACTCCTCGCACTTCCTGAACCTGTCAAGCGCCTCAACAACTATTTTATCTTCTTCAGGTGTCATTCTTTCCCCACTATGTCTTTGTCAAGAATGCAAACGTATTCTTTACCCTCATCATCGAAATCAATGCCATCATACCTGTTGTAATAAACAACATCACCAGGAGAAACACCAACCGGAACAAACACGCCCTTTTTATTGTGTCTTCCCGTCCCGCAACATATCACAGTACCCCGGTGTTGACGCTTTCGCGAATCATCAGGAATTATGATACTCCCGAACATGCCCTCTTTTGCATCCGGCTCTATTATTACCCTGTCAAGAATAGCTTTCAAAATAGCACCCCTGCCGTTTGTGGTTCAATTCGTCTTCTTTTCTGGCTCTTTACCGCGCCTATGCTCAAATGAGACACCAGATAATACCGCGTCTCATCGCATACATGATCGTAATTGTTATCTGCTATGTCGTCCGGGTCATCATCATCCCTGACCTGCATGGAAAAATGATCGTAAAACGTGTTGTTGTATCCCGTCCAGGCGAAACTGTTTGCCATAGTCGTGAGCGGATCTCTACCAAAATAGTTGTTTACTACTCGCCAACCATTCCGCCTGTCATTCGGCGCCGGTACGAACTCCCATAGCGTCGTATCCGCGAAAATATCAGCTACACTTTTTGGTGTCGCATTAATCCCAATCTCTCTGCGCTTTGCGAATATCGCAGGATCGGAATATACCATTCTCGGTCGTCTGCCTTTTGTAAATGGGAATGACATTACATAGTCATGCAATTCCAGCGCTTGCTCTCCTGCCGTATGGCCTAATCGATGATACCATGTAAACATTCTGTGCGGACGTCCCAGGCAATCCGTGTACCATCCCCCGACCGAACTGTGCCCGGTGTCACTGCTCCCGAAATCGAATGACAGGTCGAACGTCATCAGCTCTTCTTCGGTAAGCTCTCGCGGATCCTCCTGCTCCGGCATAAGCGGAAACATCTGACCGGCAAGCGCGTCCCAATCTCCCTCAAGCCAAGCTTTCTGAATCGCTACTGGCAATAGCCTGAGCGTTTGTTCGTATTCATGCGGCAGCTTCGTGTTTTTTCTCAGCTTAAGCGGAATGAAAATCCTTGACAGTCCAGACTTTGGATCGATATACGTTTTATTTCTCGCACAATCAACGAAACGCTTTTTAACCCAGATATGGCCAACATTGCCAGGGTTTCCGCTCGACATGCACTGCGGTTTTAACTCCGGTACGCTTGACCGGCAAGAGCCGAGCACCATAAGATATCGTTGCTCTTCGGGAATAAGATTAATCTCTTCAAATAGAATTTTTTGATACTCATGACCTACATAATGAGACCAGGAATCTTTATTTGCCAGGTGTCCGAGTGTACCGCGTCCTCCTCCCGGAAATTTTATCGTAGTAGGATTTCCGCCAATCTCAACAGCGTCACCGCAAAACGACTTCATTTTGAAAATCCAGTCGTCTAAGTCAACTGAATTTTTTCTAATAACTAAACATCTGTACATCGGATGATTGATATACTCGGGTTCTAAGAGCCAAGCTCTCCCGATTTCAGACTTTCCACCGCCGCGTTCTCCACCTGTGAAAATTTCGAACTCGCTACGCCGTAACGCTTCCGCTTGATCGTTGTTGAGTGGCCTCCACACCTTTTGTGTCGCGCTACTATTATACATTATATATCATCCGTTTTGTACCGGGTCTCCAATGTCACTCTTTTTCGGATATTCAACCCTCATAACCGATATGTTCCCATTGTGATTAAGGTCGACTTTATCCCCGTATTTTTTGGGAATTAGTTTTGATAAAAGCCATTTGCGCGTGTCAACTCTCAGCCTTGCCCGATTGACGGCCTCCTTGTTCTCGACTTCTAAACATTTATCGCCTTTCATAACGGTCATAAAATCATTTGTGCTTTCGTCCGCAATGTCAAGCATTTCCTCGGCGATGACTTCACACTGAATTACTTTTGCGTGTGCGTAGCGTTGGCGTGCTGTTTCGCCTACTTTTTTCATATACCGATAAAAATCTTTTGGATCAAACCCTGAGTTATATAGTATTGCTCTAACTCCGATTGATGTAGTTTCCAGGGTGTTGCAGATTTCCTCGAATTTTTCAGGGGTCATTGCAGCTAGAGTCATAAATTCACCTATTTTAGTGTTACTGTAATTTATTTAATAATAATATAATTCAGGAAAAGTAAAAATGGTGTTTTTTTATTTTGTGGTGATCTCGGGACAGATTTGATTAAAACGAGATAGTTTTCCCAATGGTTTTCCCGAATTCCTTCGGTCTTCGTCGAAAACCTACACTATTGTTGTGAAAAACTACATAGTTTCCAGCATCAAAGTCAATAGATATTATTTAGATTGACAAAAATGGCCCTATAAGCTTATATTATTAATATTAATAAATAGCGGGACCACCCATTTTTTAAGGATTAATGGGAACCTGTTATAGCGGTCTTGATAGGGAAGTTTGTAGCGAGTGCTAATCAGAAACAAACTTCCCTATTTTTATTTCCTCAACCGCTCTCCTGTGATCTATTCCGTACAAAGGTACGTACATTTTCAAATAATCGCTGCAAAAGTGCCCTAATTCGTGTAATTTCGCCAATTCCGGTATAATAACGCTGTTTTTAGCGTAATTTAAGCATATTCTGCCATGTATTACATCATCGTTTATTCTGTTCCACAAACCCCTTGATTTTAAAGCATTTTAAGCATATCATGTATTACATTATGTTCCACGCTATACATACATATGTATTACTTTTGTATTGCATATTATTAAAAAAAGTGGTATATTATATATGTAGTTGATTGAGGCAGTTAAAATAACAACCCCGGCTTCGGCCGGAAGAGGAGAGAGAGCTATGAATAAAATGAAAGCAATATCAATAATCGGCAAAAATAATAACACCGTTTCAACGATGTTCCCTGTAGTTTCAACCCCGGAACAGCTCCTGGTGTCATTTGAACAACATTTCAAGGCGGTGAATAGCCTTATCTGCCGATCAACGTCGGGTAACGTTGAGATCAGAACTCAGATGCTGAAGGCTGTTAATCTCTGCAACAAAAACGGATGCAACAGCGTGCTGAAGACTGATATAAAAGGGAAATTCCTTGCCCATAAGCTAAGATACAAAAACAAAGTTTTATCCTGGGACTTTGAATCGTTGTATCCGGTCAATGATCTGTCAAGGTTTGTCGAGGATATGCTTAATACTATAGGCAGCGTTAATAAATCACATTAACCAATCGGAGGAAAAACCATGAAAAAAATGATCACAACTATCATTATCGGTGCAATCTTGGCAACCGTATTCATCGCAACTGACAGTAGAGGACAATTCCCAGCGCCGGACGATATCGGAGTATGCTTTATGTCGTGCGCTGAGAAGTTCAGTCAAGAGGAAAATTTGAAAGCCCAGGAACGGACGCTACTGTTGTGCAGTCAACGACGGATCGAACAGGAACAGAAAATCGATTCTCTGTTGAATGTAATCAGGGAATTGAAAAAGAAAAAATAAACCAACAAGGAGAAATAAAAATGAAACTTGACATTACGAAGTTTAGGCCGTGTTCAGATGGTCTCGAATACTACAACAGTTTTCCTGACTTTGAAACATTCTGGAAGTCATGTAGCAGGAGCGACTGGCTACTTTGGCTATCCGCAAAATTAAACATAGACAAGCACTTATTAGTGCTTGCAAA